ATTAATGGGTGATACTCCTATGAATTTAGATAGCCCTGAAGACAGATCAAAAATTATATTTTCTAGAAAGGTACTAGATAAGAAACAATGGACACGACATTTTAATTTAGGCTATGAAGTCAGGGGGAATACACGAAAGAAAAGAAAACCTACGTCTATGAGTATAAGAGCTTTTCAACAAAGTATGGTACGACTTACTAGACCACTGTTTAAAACTGTTATGAAAAGGTGTACAGCCTGTGGTGGTATAGGTTATAAGTATGCTTTGAAAAGGGATGGAACTGTAGGTAAACAGAAACGTATTTGTATAGCCTGCAAGAAAAAAGGTGTAGTGTACAGATCCACAAGAGAGTATGCAGGATTAGGTATGCATGCAACAAATACAAATGACTTAACTGTTCATGGATTTAAAACAGATAGATCAACGTTAGAGAGATTGGTGCTAACAGCAAAAGAAAACCAGAAAATTTTTATGAAAAATTATGTAAGGTACAATGCTATTAAGACATATTTAAAAACCTTTGTTGAGGGAATAGAAAAAGGTTTAGATAAGAAACGTAGAATCCATCCTCATTATATGCAATGTGTTACTTCTACAGGAAGGCTGTCCTCAAGGAATCCGAATTTTCAAAACATGCCAAGAGGTGGTACCTTTCCTGTACGTAAGGTAGTAGTTAGCAGGTGGGAAGATGGACATATACTAGAAGGAGATTATTCGCAGTTAGAATTTCGGGTTGCCGGATTTCTAGCTCAGGATAACAGAGTGTACGAAGATGTTAAGAATAATGTTGACGTACATTCGTTTACAGCATCTGTTCTTGGTGTATCTAGACAGGATGCAAAAGCTGATACGTTTAAGCCTTTGTATGGTGGTCTACTCGGTACTCCAAAGCAGATGGAATATTATCGTGCATTTAAACAGAAGTATAGCAAGATTACTCAATGGCATGAACAGTTACAAAATGATGCCATTACGAATAAACGTGTTGTACTACCTTCTGGCCGATACTATAGTTTTAAAGATGTATATAGAATGAGGTATGGTGGAGTGTCAAACTCAACAGCAATTAAAAATTATCCTGTACAAGGATTTGCTACAGCCGATCTCTTACCTATTGCATTAATAAAATTAAAAAAGTTGTTGACAGATCGTAAAATGCATAGTATAATATGTAATACGGTTCACGATTCCATTGTGATGGATGTGTATCCTGAAGAACAGGATTTGGCTGTAGAGACAATGAAAGAAGCTATGATGTCTTTGCCTGAAGAATGTAAATATAGATACAACATTGATTATGATATGCCGATAGGAATCGAGATTAAAATTGGTAATAATTGGTTAGACATGAAGGAGGTTTATAAATCATGACTGAATTAACCACAATGAACACTTCTCTGCCAGAGAACTTATCTAAGATCTCTACAGAGGATATGATGAAACTAACAGGCCAGATAGATATTGCTATAACTAAATCTTCATTAGGTAGACTGGCAATCAACCATGCTGCTGAAGATAATGAGGGTAATAGCTTACCTAGAGGGTGGTTTAGTGTATATACACCTGATGAGACAGTGTATGGAGAAAAAGCAACCATGAGAGTTTTCATGCGTACTTATTCCTATTTTGTTTGGGATAATGAACAGGCTGCATTTTCCTGCCAGACTGTACAAGCACCATCTTTTAAAAGTGATTTTTATGACACTGAAGGTGGGTTGAAGTGTGGTAAACTAGATCGTACTACTTTAGAAGCACTACCAAAGGATAGTCCAGAGTGGGCTGTACAAAAGAGTATAAAATGTAGCCAAAATCTATATGGTTTAGTTACATTAGAGAATGCTAAAAATAGAGAGGGTAAAAAGGTTTCCCTTAGTAACTCTCCCTGTATTTGGTATGCAAAGGGAGCTAATTTTTCCCCTGTTTCAGACTGTATAAGTAGCCTGAGAAAACAGAAGCAACCTATGTGGCTGACGAATATCGGGCTGTCTTCAGTACGGAAGAAAAAAGGTGGTAACATCTACTTCCATGCAGAGCTAACACCTCAAAAGACAGTTGCATGGGCAGAGGAAGATGATGCTCTTATGCGTCAATTTATGGAGTCTGTTAAATCTTATAATGATAGTGTAATGAGAGCACATCATTCAGCTACTTCAGATGAAATAGAATATGATTCTGTAATTAATGAATAACTTTATACTCCATAAAGTACAAGGGTTTCTAGATCGTGTATCCAGAGAGGGTACCGATCTAGACCCCAAACTTGTAGAAGAATTTAAAGAGGCTTGTGGAAAGTCTATTGTTCGTCAGTTTTCTAACAAGCAGGAGGGGTGGAGACCTCGTATGTCTTCTTTAGGAAGGCCACTTTGCCAACAGAAAATGGAAAGAGATGGAGTAGAAAAAAACTTAGAGTACAATGCTATTTTACGGTTTATATTTGGAGATATGGTAGAAGCTCTTACCATTTTGGTAATGAAATCGGCAAAAATAGACATAGAATCGGAACAGGAGAAGGTAGATTTACAATTAGGAAAAAATTCTATTTCTGGTACGTTGGATGTTGAAATTGATGGGAAGGTGTGGGATATTAAATCTGCAAGTCCCTATGCTTTTGAGCATAAATTTGGAGATATGGGTGGCTATAGGAAAATAAAAGAAGATGATGTATTTGGATATATTGTACAAGGATATTTGTACAGCCAAGCTAAGAATAAAGATTTTGGTGGGTGGATAGTTGTTAATAAAGCTAGTGGGGAGTGGACAGTTTGTGAAGCTCCTGCTATACAGGGAGAAGATAAGAAAGAAGCATTGGCTTTAGCCGAGAAAAATTTAAAGGCTTTAATAAAAGGAGAAAAATTTAAAAGATGTTTTACAGATACGAAAGAAACATACAAGGCAAGTGATGGTACTATAAAAGATACTGGAAATAGATTACTTCCTAGTATCTGTGGGTTTTGTGATTTTAAGAGAACGTGTTGGCCTGATTCTATTATGTATAAAAAGGTACCCTCCAATGCTCGTTTTCCTAGATCTGTGTGGTACAGCAAGCTTAAAAAAAGGGAGATGTAATGCCTATATACTTTCAAACGGATGTCAGCTTTTCTGATATATATATGAATGATAATGTTTGGTATGCTTTTCCAGATTCAGAGGATCAGAAGGGTGGAGCTGATGTTATAAGAGAATTAAGAGCAAGCTCTACAAGCATACCTATAAGAGTTTGTAAAAGTTTTTTTGAGGGTGGTGAATGGGATGATTATGATTATGATAAGAAAGTACTATTGCTTATAGAAGATTTAAATAAAGTTAAGAAGGTACTTGATAAAGGAGCATTAGTATGTTTTTACATGGCTGAATGGACAGAGAATTTAGAGAAGTTAAAAAAAAATTCTCGTAAGATATTTAATTTTGCTTTGGAAGAATCCGGAGCTTTGTTTGATACCTATCCTCCTAAGGATATAAAAAGATACAAGCCATGAACTGTTGGCATTGTAGTACAGAATTAATATGGGGTGGAGATCATGATTTAGAAGAAGAGGAAGAGGATTATTGTATGTCTACAAATTTATCCTGTCCTAAATGTGGATCATTTTATATGGTATACCTACCTAAAGATAAGGAAGAAGATAATTGAAAAGAGCACATGGATATAGGTCTAATTTTGAATTAGACATAGCTAGTCAATTGGCTAAAAATGATGTGCCTTTTGAATATGAAAAAACTATTGTTGATTACATAAGAGAATGTACATATACTCCTGACTTTTATATAAAAGAAAAAGATTTTTATATAGAAGTAAAGGGTAAGTTTGATTCCTCCGACAGAGGTAAGCATTTGTTAATTCGTAAACAGCATCCCGATTTAGATATACGATTTTTGTTTATGAATGCTAATAATAAACTATATAAAGGGTCTAAAACAACCTATAGTGGTTGGTGTGATAGACACAAATATCAATGGTGTGAAAGCTTTGTACCAAAGGAGTGGATAGAATGAACAGTAAAGAAAATTTTGAAAAGTTTAAAAGTAGCTTGCCAAAAAACTCTTATGCTATTATAATAAAAGATAATGAAAATGGTATGTCTGAATTTATGGCTTATGATACTACAGCTGAAAACAAAGTTACTAATGGGTATGTAATATTGAGAGGTTTTATTGAACTGATGGAAACACAATTA